GAATCTTACGATACAAGGAATCCTAGATGGTTCAAATATTCTTAAAGAATGTACAGTACTAGATTTAAGTTACGTAAATGGATTTATTCATAACTGTGCTCTTGGGGGTAAGATCGACGTTAGCGGTGGTCAATTAACCCTATTAGATTGTTACTCAAATATAGCAGGTGGAGAACCAGGCCAATACGTTTCATTCGACATGGGTGGAGCTAATAACTCGTTGGCAGTGCGTAACTACTCGGGTGGATTCCATTTGAGTAACTACTCGGGTGGTACAGGTGCAATATCAATCGATATGTCCTCAGGTCGTGTTATCGTCGATGAGGATGTGACGGGAGGTAACGTCTATATTAGAGGGGTTGCTGAGGTCATAGATAATAGTACAGGTACAGCCACGACATTTGATCAAACAGTTAATAAGGCGATAAGTAGTATCTCCACTCCAGTAGCTACTATATCATACAAAGATATGATATTAATTGGTGAATTGTCAAAATAATTATTTCTATAAATAACATAAATTGAGGTATAATATGCCAGATAATAACAATATTAAATCAATTATTAGTGCATTAGCTCAGGGTAAAATGTCCGACGCTAATACAGCATTTAATGACGAAATGAGTGAGCTCATTAATACTAAGCTCGCTGATAGGAAAGTAGAAATCGCATCTCGCATGACGATTCGTCCTGAAGACTCCGAAGAGGATGAGGTAGACGAAATTGACTCAAGCGAGGATGATAACGAGGTATAAAAATGAAGCTCATATCTGAGTTCGTCGATCAGGATATACGGATCTTAACCGAATCGACTAAAGACGGTAAAAAAAGTTACGTCATCGAAGGTATCTTTATGATGGCTGATACGAAGAATCGTAACGGTCGCGTATATGAGTCTAAAGTTATGAAGCCCGCAATAGAAAAATATGTGCGGGAACAGGTTAACACAGGTCGTGCAGTAGGTGAGCTTAATCACCCTGACGGTCCTACTATTAACCTGGACAAAGTTTCACATCGCATTACTTCCTTAAAAATAGAAGGTAGTAATGTGGTAGGAAGAGCTCAGATTCTTGACACACCAATGGGTAAGATCGTACAAGGTCTCCTAGAAGGCGGTGTTAAGCTGGGCGTATCTAGTCGTGGTATGGGTAGTCTTGAGCATAGAGAATCCGCAGTATACGTAGGTAGCGATTTTCAACTGACGACAGTTGACATCGTACAAGATCCTAGCGCACCAGAAGCTTTCGTTAATGGGATTATGGAAGGGGTTGAATACGTGTGGGACAACGGAATTTTGAAAGCTCAACAAATTGAGGCTTATGAGACTGAAATCAAGAAGGCACGTGGTCCTCGGCAAATTGCCGAATCCCAGGCTCGGGTTTTTGCTGATTTTCTCTCTAAAATAAAACTATAAGGAGTGTCTAATGTCTGAAGAAATCGACATCTTGTCTGAGGAAGACATTGAGGCTATAGAAGAAGCGGGTATGCCAAAGAATCCTAAAGAGGAAGAAGCATCCGTCAATTCAGTTGATAAAGCCTCTAAGGTTGGAAAGAATCAAAAAGCTCGTAAAGGTGATAAACTTGCCGCTAAAGATGAGCCAGCTGATTCAAAAGACAAAAAATTCAAAAACAAAATGTGGGAAGATGCTGATTTCAGCGATGATCTAAATGCATTGGTTGATAGCGAAGAATCTCTCGACGAAGGGTTTAAAATTAAGGCAGCTACGATTTTCGAAGCAGTCCTAACTTCTAAACTTGAAGAAGAGGTTGCTCGTATTGAATCAGAGTATCAAGATCAGTTGAGCGAAGCAATCGAAGCCGCCACAACCGATTTAGAAGAAAAAGTCAATAGCTACCTAGGGTATGTTGTTGAGTCTTGGATGGAAGATAACGAACTGGCTATTGAAAACAATATCCGTACAGAAATTGCAGAAGGTTTCATGGAAAATCTGAAGCAGTTGTTCGTTGAGTCTTATATCGAAGTTCCTGAATCTAAGGTTGATTTGGTGGATGAGCTTGCTGACCACACCGTTGAGCTAGAAGAACAGCTTAACAAAGTAATGCAGGATAACATGAAGATCCAAGAAAGCTATAACGAACTTCAAGAATCAGTTCTTGAGATGAAGAAAGAAATGGCCTTGGCTGAAGCATGTGAAGATCTCTCCATTACTCAGGCTGAAAAGCTTGAAAAACTCGCTGAAGGTCTAGAAGCTTCTAATATCGAAACCTTTGAAACTAAAGTAGCTACTCTTAAAGAAGCATATTTCTCGGAGCGCGCGGCTAAGTTCGTCGCTGAAGAAACTGAAGTAGAAGCTACTGATGGCGAATCAATTGTAGAAGACGAACACCTATCCGATTGGATGGCTTCGATCTCTTCCGCTATTGCTCGCGGTTCTAAAAAGTAAAGTAATTACCTATACCAAGGAGAATACAAACTATGTTTGGTTCAGAAAAAATTATGGAGAAATGGTCTCCTATTATGGAACATGCGGATCTACCTAGAATCACTGATGGCTATCGTGCTGCAGTGACCGCGGTCGTTCTAGAAAACCAAGAAAAGGCCCTTCGTGAAGAGCGTATGGCTTTAAACGAAACGGCAGTTAACGCAACAGGTCCTGGTTCTGCAGGTTGGGATCCAGTATTGATCTCACTAGTACGTCGAGCTATGCCTAACCTCATCGCATACGATATTGCTGGTGTACAGCCTATGTCTGGTCCTACTGGCCTGATCTTCGCTATGCGTTCTAAGTACAATAGCCAAAATGGTGACGAGGCGCTGTTCAATGAAGCAAATACCGCGTTCTCTTCTACTACAGCTGGTAACGTACAAACTCACACTGGTGATTCTTCACTAGGTTCTGGTACAGTTACTGCGGGTGCATTTGTAACCGGCGCAACTTATGAGATCTTGACAGCTGGCGATACTGACTATACCGTAGTTGGTGCAGCTGATAGCAACGTTGGTACGGTCTTCGTAGCAACTGGCGCTGGTACTGGTACTGGTACTGCTGCTGAAACAGTAAGTGCGGGCTTCTCATCTGGTTCTGGTATGTCTACTGCAGACGCAGAGTCTCTAGGTACCGGTGGTGGTAATGAGTTTGGCGAAATGGCATTCTCAATCGAAAAAGCTACAGTTACTGCTAAGTCACGTGCATTGAAGGCTGAGTACACTATTGAATTAGCTCAAGACTTGAAGGCAATTCACGGTCTAGACGCTGAGTCAGAACTTGCTAACATCTTGTCTGCCGAAGTTCTAGCGGAGATGAACCGAGAGGTTATCCGTACTATCAACAGCAAGGCTAAGCTCGGCTGTCGTCAAGGTGACTTGTCTAACGCTGGTATCTTCGATCTTAATACTGATGCAGACGGTCGTTGGAGCGTTGAGAAGTATAAGGGTCTTATCGTTCAGTTGGATCGTGAAGCTAACGTTATCGCTAAAGAAACTCGTCGCGGTAAGGGTAACTTCATTATCTGTTCTTCTGACGTAGCTACAGCGTTGGCGGCTTCTGGTACATTGGATTACGCTCCAGCAATCTCAAGTGCATTACAGGTAGATGATACCGGTAACACTTACGCAGGTATGCTAATGGGTCGTATGAAGGTTTATATCGATCCGTATGCAACTGATAACTACATCACTGTTGGTTATCGCGGTTCTAACCCTTACGATGCTGGTATGTTCTACTGCCCATACGTTCCATTATCAATGGTTCGCGCGGTTGGTGAGAAAGACTTCCAGCCACGTATCGGGTTCAAGACTCGTTATGGTATGGTTGCTAACCCATTCGTTGGTCAACAGGCAGGTAATGATACTGGCGTTAACCGTCAGAACCAGTACTTCCGTATCTTCCGAGTAGATAATATCTTGGGTGAAGGTTGATCCTTAGGGGTTAATCATTAATCTTTGAGATTAATAAGAAAGAGCGACTTCGGTCGCTCTTTTTTTGTGGCATAAATAAGTGAAAGAACAAAGAGGTAACACTAATGCCGTACAAACCAGAAATCAGTCTTATAGACAAAAAATACCTTACCGAGAATCTAAACTTATTAAACGGTACCTCATTTAAGGTTGATATCAATAAAACGATTACTCCCAATCTCGAGTACTTTATCACGAGTGCCAATCTACCTGGTATCTCGGTAGCGGCTGCAATGCATCCAACAATGAACCGGAATCTAAAAATGCCCGGTGATAAAATTGAGTATATGCCACTCGAACTAGTATTTCTAGTTGATGAGAATATGAAGAACTGGCAAGAGATTTATGATTGGTTATTAGTCGAGGTTACTAGTAAAGATTCAATTCATGGTGATCTAAAGCACCGAGACTTAACCCTTACCATTATGAACAGTCACAACAATATTGGTAAGCAGATACAATTCGTCGATTGTTTCCCGACTGAGCTTTCCGGATTAGAATTTAATCTACAAAACACCGACGTGCAATATCTAACAGCAACGGTTACAATTGAGTATTCTTATTATAAAATAGTTGAGTGATTATGAATTTAGAGCAGATTATGAAAGAATGGCAGATTGATGCTGTCATTGATGAAATGGAACTAGGTGATGCATCTAGAAAAAGTGCCGTCTTACATGGCAAATATCTCATGGAGCTAAATATTGCAAAGATGCAGTTTAAGCAAAAAGAGATGGGTTTTAAACAGTTATTAAAAGATAAGCAATTGTGGTATGCGGGTAAGTTGGAAAAGGATACAATTGATGGTTATGGCTGGGAGTATGATCCTTATAATGGATTAGCAAAGCCTTTAAAATCGGATATGGATTATTGGTATGATGCAGATCCAGAGATCCAAGCGTATCAATTGAAGATCGAGCAGTTTAAGATAAAGGTAAATACAATCGAAGAGATTCTTAACATGATCAAATGGCGTCACACCCAAGTTAAGAATGCGATTGATTTCATGAAATTCACTAGTGGGATATAGGCATGAGCTCGGAAGCACTCATTGTAAGAAAGAAGAACCACGCTACACTGATCATAGATTGTAATCCCGGTGTGGGTTACGAACTTAGTGAGTTCTTCTGCTTTTTGGTACCCGGGTATAAATTTATGCCGGCATACCGTAATCGTGTTTGGGACGGCAAAATCAGGCTTTATAATCAACGTACAAAAGAACTACCCATTGGTCTATTTCCTTATCTAAACGAATTCGTTCAGGCTCGCGACTATCATGTTATAGTTGATCCGGCAGAATATTATGGTAGACCTGATGCAGAAAACGAAGAACGAATTGATCTAACAGATATAACCCTGACTGCTGGGGATAAGCTTATCAAACCTCGTGATTACCAGTTAGAAGCTGTTAATCATGCAATCGCCAAGGAACGATCGGTAATGCTTAGTCCTACCGCATCAGGTAAGTCGCTTATGATTTACTTGATTATTAGGCATCAATTAGAACAGTCCGATCATAAAGATATACTTGTTATTGTACCAACCACCTCTCTAGTAGAACAGTTAGCAAAAGACTTTGCAGATTACAGTCGCCTTGATGAAGGGTTTGACCCCGATGGATTGGTTCATAAGATCTATGGTGGTAAGGATAAGTACCTAGAGAAGAAGATTACTATCACCACCTGGCAGTCGATATACAAAGAACCTAAGGGATTCTATCAACGATTTAGTACTGTTATCGGAGACGAGTGTCATCATTTTAAAGCTAAATCGTTAACCAAAATTCTAGAGAATTGTACAGAGGCTAAATATAGATATGGATTCACTGGTACATTAGATGGAACAGACACACATAGATTAGTCTTAGAAGGTTTGTTCGGGCAAGTTCGTAAGGTCACTACTACAAAGAAATTGATGCAGGATAAGTCTGTTGCTCAATTGGATATCACATTGCTTCAGCTTAAGTATGATGATCCGGTTAGAAAAATGATGGCTAAATACACTTATCAAGAGGAAATCGATTTCTTGGTTACTCATGATAAAAGGAATAACTTTATAAAGAACCTTGCATGTTCTCAAGATGGTAATACCCTTGTGCTATTCAATCTGGTTGAAAAACACGGTAAGCCTTTATTCGAAGCGATTAAGGATAAGTTGAAGGATACTCGGAGAAAGGTGTTCTTTGTTAGTGGAGAGGTAGATGTTGAGGTTCGAGAGAATATCCGATCTATTACCGAAAAGGAAGATGGAGCAATTATTGTAGCAAGTCTTGGTACATTCTCAACTGGTATCAATATCAAAAATCTACATAATATAATATTTGCTGCACCATCCAAATCCCAAATTAAAGTACTTCAGTCAATTGGTCGAGGTCTTAGAATCGCGGATAATGGCCAAGAAACGAAACTCTTTGATATTGTAGATGATATGGGATGGAAGAAGAAAGCTAATTACACTCTCAATCATGCAAAGGAAAGGGTGAGCATATATGCCAAAGAATCCTTTAAATACAAAGTGATTGAGGTACCACTACATGAATCCTGATACGTTAAAACCAGCTCCGATCTTTGAGATTAAGTTGCAAAACGGTGAGACCTTGATATCTGAGATTCTAGATATAGACATCGAAGATACAACCATGATGTTATATTGGCCTCTTAAGGTCATAAACCGAACGGAAGGATCTTTCTTAAGTAGATGGTTTGTTTCTAATAAAGATCCTTGGATCCAATTGGAAAGGAATAAGATCATTGCTATTGGTGAATGTCTAGATGAGATGAAGACTAAGTATACGTTGTGTGTGATGCAATACAATGGTATGCTAGATGGTGATGTACCCGATCCTGATGCTGCTGATAACTTATATCATTGACCTCCGGTCAATCGACTACGTCGATGACATGATGGCTGTATCTGTATATTCAATCCTTCCTAGAAGTCTCTATAGTATCTATACCCGATGGGGGGACCCTAAACGAGGTTAATTTCACTTTCTCTTATGACATTTTGTCATAAGGAAAAGGTTTACAATGCTCCATTTATATGATATAATGGCTATACAATTTAAAAAAGTGAGGTAGAAAATGACCAAGGTTAAACCTAAAGATAAACCCCATTACGTTAACAATCGTGATTTCTCCAATTCATGTGTAGAATACTGCAAAGCTGCAATCGAACATGAATCCCAAGGTAAGTTAGTCCCGATCGTTACCGATTATATTGCCTCGTGCTTTATGAAGATCGCCGAAGGCCTTTCCCATAAACCCAATTTCATCCGTTATACCTATCGTGAGGAGATGGTAATGGATGCAGTTGAGAACTGTCTAAAAGCTTTGCGTAACTATAATATCGAAACGACAACTCGAACTGGTAATCCTAATGCCTTTGCATACTTTACCCAGATCTGTTACTTTGCATTCATTCGACGAATTACTAAAGAGAAGAAACAGTCTGATATCAAATTCAAGTGGATGTCCCAGGCTGATCCGTCTATCTTCTTAACCGGTGAGGATGATGATGAAGAAACTGCCCAATTCTATGTCGAGCAACTACGTAGTCGTATTGATAGGATACACGAGCTCGATAATTCGGTAAAGGTTTTTGCCAAAGACGAGAAAAAGAAAGAAAAGAAAGCAAAAGGCCTTGAGCTCTTTATGGGGAGATAAAAGCATGAAGATCGCAATAATTAACGATACACATTGCGGAGCTAGAAATAGCTCCGAGGTCTTTATCAATTACCAAAGAAGGTTCTATGAAGAGATATTCTTCCCTTATTTGCTGAAAAATGATATTAAACATATAGTCCACTTGGGTGATTACTATGAGCACCGGAAGTTTATAAACTTTAAGGCTTTAAACGCTAACCGAAAGATGTTCCTAGATCCTCTTAGAACGCATGGTATACACCTGGAGATCATCGCTGGTAATCACGATGTATACTATAAGAACACTAACGATCTTTGTGCAATTAAAGAACTAATGGGTTTTTATACAGACTGTGTTACTGTCCACATGAAGCCAACCGAACTTACATTTGGGTCAACTAAGATAGGTTTAGTCCCATGGATCAATAATGAGAACTATGGTGATACGATCCGGTTCCTTAAGAACACCAAAGCTAATATAATAGGTGGTCACTTTGAGCTTGAAGGCTTTGAGATGATGAAAGGGGTTAAATCACCTCATGGTATGTCGATCGAACCATTGAAGAAATTCGATCTAGTTTTATCGGGTCACTTTCATACCAAGTCACAACAGGGTGATATTCACTATCTTGGATCTCAGTATGAGTTTACGTGGTCTGACTGTGACGATCCTAAGTACTTCCACATCCTGGATACTGAAACCGGAGAGATCGAACCAATCCGTAATCCTATTACTATTTTCGATAAGATTATTTACAATGACCAGAAAATGGTCTATAATGACTACGATTTTAAACAACATGAAGATAAGTTCGTTAAGGTTATTGTGACACAGAAGAAAGACCTATATGCTTTCGATAAGTTCATTGATGGGCTACACTCGATCAATACGCACGACCTCAAAATCGCAGAAGCGTTTGACGAGTATTTAGGTGAAAATGTAGAAGACTCAGGTGTCTCGATCGAGAGCACAGAAACTCTATTGGACTCATATATCGGATCTGTTCAGACCGATTTAGAGGTCGACAAACTTAGATCGATCATGCGAGATCTTTATAAAGAAGCACAGGTTATGGAAGTCCTATGATAACGTTCAAAACTATAAGATGGAAAAATCTGCTTTCAACCGGAAGCGATTTTATCGAGATTAATCTTAATCGATCTAATTCTACCTTAATCGTGGGTCAGAATGGTGCTGGTAAATCTACCTTACTTGACGCTTTGTCCTTTGTCTTGTTTGGTAAGCCTTATAGAAGCATTAATAAGAACCAGCTGGTCAATTCTATTAACAATAAAGGTACTTTAGTTGAGGTCGAATTCAAAGTTGGCAATAGTGAATTCAAAATCGTTCGAGGGATTAAACCCAGCAAGTTCGAGATCTGGCAGAATGACCATCAGATTAACCAAGACAGTAATGCTCGTAACTTTCAAAAGTTCCTAGAAACTAATATATTAGGTCTAAACCATAAATCGTTTCATCAGATTGTTGTATTAGGTAGTGCTAACTTTATCCCCTTTATGCAATTGCCTACACAGTCTCGACGAGAGATTATCGAGGATTTATTAGATATTAATATATTCTCTAGGATGAATCTACTGCTTAAAGAACGAGCAGCTAAGCTCAAAGAGGAAATGCGAGACCTTAGTTATCACTATGATCTATCCAAGGATAAGATTAAGTTACAACAGAACAATATCGATTATCTAGAGGAATTGGCCGAAAAGGAACGATTATCCCATTCTGAAGATCTTAAAGCTAAAGAGGAAGAATATGAGATCTTGGAAGGTAAGATAGCCGAATGGGAAATGTATAAGATAGAGCTAAAGACCGTACGTTCAGACCTCGCCGATCTCGAAGATCGTAACCGAGAATTTATCTTTAAGAAGCGAGAGCATAAGAAGGATATAAAGCTACTAGTAGAAACCGGGCATCTCTTTAAAGATAATCATACTTGTCCAACATGTACACAAGAGATTGATCTTGATTTTAAGAAAATGAAATTGCAAGAGATTAAAGAAAGTGGCCTAAAGTTCAGCGAGTCTATTAGAACGATTGATAGCGAGATTGCAGATCTTAAGAGCGAGATCGATCGGATTAAATCTAAAGAGGAAGAGCTATCCGATATATCGATCGAAGCAGCTAAATGGATCCACGACCTTAAACGATTAACCGATGAGATCAATAAGATCAAATCGACTACTAGCGATCATACCGCACTTAACGACGCGCATAAGGAACTGGAGAATCTTAAGCGTATCCGCGATGATATGTTCGAGAAACGCCAAAAGTTTTACGAGTCGGGTCAGTACGTTCAAGCGGTAGGTGAAATGCTAAAAGATACCGGTATTAAGACTAAGATCATTAAGCAATATCTACCTGTAATGAATAAGATGATTAATCAATATCTACAGATACTTGACTTCTTTGTATCATTTAATATTGATGAAAACTTCGATGAAGTAATCAAGTCACGTCACCGCGATGATTTTAACTATGCATCGTTTAGTGAAGGCGAGAAAATGAAGATCGATCTTGCTCTTCTGTTCACCTGGAGACGTGTTGCTAAGATGAAGAATAGCGTTGCAACCAACTTACTGATAATGGATGAGGTTATGGATTCTTCTCTGGATCAGGATGGATTAGAGAACTTTATGAAGATCCTTAAAACCTTTGATGATGATAACACCAACGTGTTTGTGATCTCTCATAAACGTGATGAGTTGGAAGGTAAGTTCAGATCTAAGATTGAATTCGTTAAGGAACAAAACTTCTCAAAAATGAAAATAGGGGGTTTACAAACCGACTAAACTATGATATAATAGGTCTATTAAATAGGACTTTAGGACGTCTTAAAATTATAAATAGGTAGAAATGGAGAATGAATAATATGACCAGTATCGATTCGTTTAAGACGAGAAAGTATAACCATCGAAATCCTCAACATGGACAATATCAGATTGTTGATGAAGGCAGTGATTGGATCCAGTATAAACTGGTATTAGACAAGAATAACCCCCAGACCGATAAAGTCGTAAGGGGGCTTAAAACTGCCGGTTACAAACTTAATGGTATTAAGAAAATCCATAGTGACCTATCCGAATACCTCTACACGTATTATGTTTAACGAGGACCGTATGTTAACATTTAAAGAATATATTGATGATGAAGAAACAATTGATGAATCAACGTTTCAGCGCATGTTCACCGGTATTGCAAATCTCCCAAGTCGTAAAGAACTTAACGTGATCTTATCATATTGGAAAAAACATGTAGATAAGACCGGTACAAGAGACCTTGGAGACTTCGCCCGTATAGCACAGACGATGACTCGTAAAATAGGTCCGGCCAAAGCGCGAGACGCTGTAGCTAAAATGGTAAAGAACGGTTCATTAGATAAGAAATATATGTGGGAATCTGTTGATTCCTAAACACTGAGAAGGGGAACTATATCATGGCTATCGTAGTAACGGTATTAAAGACATACATTATTTTAATAAGCTTATTCTCAATCCTGTTTTCGATCATACAAAGAGAAATGGCTTGGCAGTCGGATAAGGAGTATGCCCTAGTAAATGGTAATAAGCCGATCGCGACTAAAGAACACGTCATCCGACATTTATCGAGTATTCATGAAGCGTTATTAGGTGGTCTTCTAGCATCATTACTATTCTAGAAAATAACTTGAATTAATTGCGCTAGGGGGTTTACAAACCCCTCGTTTTATGATATAATGCTCGCATATTAAATAAACAAGAGACCTTATTCATGGAAAACTCAAAACGCTTTAGATACTACCACACAACCGCTACCTCAAAAATCCCAGTAATTTTTAACTGGAACAGTCAGCCAGTTGGTCGTAGTATCACTGAGATCGACTCGTATGATGGTTACAATCCTCATACATGGGTAGGGTGCGTAATTAGAATTTCTCAGGGGCGTTTAGTTTTCATTACTCCTAAAAACGAAGTAGCTGATAAGGCAGGAATGGGCCGTACAATAAA